ACAAACGGTAACGTTGTTGCTCACACCGCTACTGGTGCGGCATCGGCGGCTATCACTACTGATAACCTGATGGACTTGGTTCACGGCTTGAAATCAGAGTATGCGGCCAACGCTACAATGATGTTCAATCGTGCCACGTTGGGCATTATCCGTAAGCTAAAGGATACCGCTGGACAGTATATCTTCCAGACGGGCTTCTCTGGTCAGTCGGGTGCGCCTAACACAATCATCGGCATTCCATATGTAGAAGCTCCTGATGTAGCGGACGCGGCCTCTGGCGCTAAGTCTGTTCTCATCGGTGACTTCCGCCGTGGGTATATGATTGTTGATCGTGTGGCTTTGTCAGTCTTGCGTGACCCATATAGCCAAGCCTCAACAGGCTTAGTGCGCTATCTGGCTCGCAAACGTGTCGGCGGCGAGGTTGTTCTAGCGGAAGCTATGCGCGTTCTGAAACACGCAACTTCGTAAGAATAACGGGGGAGGGGGGTTTGATCCACTTTCCTCCCTCTCTCAATAAGGTGGATAAATGAAACAGGTTGTAATGATACACAGTGTAGTTGGTGAGGATAATGCTGACGGCACGAGTGCAAGAAAATACATGTCTGGCGAGGTTCTTTCCTTAGATAAGCCGTGGCAAAAAAAGCTCGCGCAGAATATGATTGATCGCGGCGCGGCAATGGAAACTCAAGGCAATGCGGCGGTAGAAGAAACAAAGGCTGCACCTAAAAAACGGGGCAGACCGCGCAAAGAAACATAGGTTGCGGATATGCCCAGAACAGTAAATAGCACAGTTCTAACGGCTCTATTGCAGGATGAGGTAAGCCTTTTCTATGCGGTGGAGCTTGATTTTTATAACGGCACAACAAACCAGTCATACATAGTTAGATACTGGACGGGCGTAGGCGATAAGACGCTTAACTCAAATACATATATTGGAACGGGGAACCTGCTATCAGTCTCGGGGCTAGAAGAGGTTTCGGACCTCAAGGCTACGGGAATAAGCCTTACCCTTATGGGCGTTCCCTCTGCGCTTGTGACGGCGGCTCTTGATTATGAATATCACGGCAGAGAGGCCACGGTGTACTTTGGGATCAAGGGGAACTCAAATCTAACTCAGATATTCGCGGGATATATGGATCAGCTATCCATTAAGGATAATACCGATAGCTCAACCATAGAGGTCAAGCTTGAAAGCCGCCTAATAGATTTAGATAGGATACGCCCATTCCGATACACCGAAGAGGTGCAGGATGGCCTTTATTCTGGCGACACCTTCTTTTCTACCGTCCAAGACTTACAAGACAAAAAGCTCAACTGGGGGAAAGCCGATTGACCTATCAGCAAGAATTTCTTGCGGCAGTCTATATTGAGATCCAAAAGCTTTTAGAATTGCACTGGCGAGATATAGCCCTCAATCAAAGCAAGATTAAGCTAAACCCCGATTGGGACCGATACGAAGAGGCGGAGAAGAGAGGGCAGCTTAAAATATTTACGGCGAGGAATGATGGTCAGCTTGTTGGTTACTTCGTGTGCCTAGCCACCCAATCCCTGCACTACAAGGATCACACATTCGCGCACAATGACGTTTTATTCCTTCACCCCGACTATCGAAAGGGGCTTGCGGGGTGGCGGCTTATGAAATTTGCCGAGAAGTGTTTATCAGATGACGGCGTGGCCCTTCTTATGGTAAACACAAAAACGCACAAGCCCTTTGATGTATTATTGCAGAGATTAGGGTATAGTCACATAGAGAATGTTTATTCGAAGGTACTAATCTAATGGCTGTTTCAACCGCTGCATATCTGTTTTCTACCACTGCCGCTGCACTTACGGCAACTCAACTGGTTATCGGTGGTCTGGTTTACATGGGTGTTTCTGCGGTGGTTGCGTCCGCCTTAATGCCAAAGCCTAAAATTCCAAAGCTAGGCGGAGGGTCTGGACTTAGTAATAACATTGACGCGATAGCCGACTTTGAAATTGTTTACGGAGAAACCCGTAAGGGCGGCATAAAAACATATTTAGAAGTAACGGACAGCAATAAATACATGCACATGATCATCACGCTTGCGGGTCATGAGGTAAATTCTATTGGTGATATATTCCTAAATGACGAAGTGGTTACGCTTTCAAGTGGATATGTCACTAGCGGAGACTGGAACAGCAAGGTTTATGTTTATAAGTTTACGGGATCAAGCAGTCAGGACGTTAGAACCACAATAAACGGAATATTCTCTGCAGGTACTACTGGACCCAACTTTCCAAGCGGATTTAGAGGTCGGGGAATAGCCTGTCTTTATGTGCGAATGGAATATGATGCGGACGTTTTTTCGGGTGGCATTCCACTTGTGACGGCAAAGATCCAAGGTAAAAAGGTATATGACCCTCGCAAGGATAGCACGAGCAGCGCATATGATAGCTCTCTAGGGGTAAGCACACACAGAACCAGTGATCCAACCACATGGCAGTATTCAGATGAACCCGCGCTTGCGATTAGGGATTATCTTACTTCTGATCTAGGTGTGGGAGTTAAGCAGGGCGATATTGGCGACACCGCTATCGCAACAGCTATTTCTAAGTGCGTTACGACTGGGGTGGGTTCCGCCGAAAATAACGCGCTCAAGATTGGTGGGACATTGACTACGGGCGCAACGCCTCTACAAAACATAAATCAGCTTTTAACAACGCTAAACGGGACGCTATTCTACTCCCAAGGGGAATGGAAGCTTATTGCTGGGGCTTTCTACGCCGCAGACGCCTCGGTGAGTGATGGTAACGCCTTTTCATATGATGACATACTTGGAGATATTGCGGTCGCCACACGCTTCTCTAGGCGCGACACGGTAAACACGGTCAAGGGAACCTTTGTTGACGGTGGCGGTCGTTTCATTCCTACGGATTATCCGCAGCAGCAAATCCCAGATCTTTCTGAGGACAATAACGAAGTTAGCACGTTAGACCTTGAGCTACCCCTAACCACAAGCAGCGCCGCCGCTCAACGGTTGGCGAAGCAAGTTTTGTTCGTGGGTAGAGAGCAGATAACGGTTCAAGCTACATTCAAAATTGAGAAGGCTTTTGGCGTACAAGTGGGCGACACTGTAGAGTTGACGCTAGATCGCTACGGGTTTTCCAGAAAGCTTTTCCGCGTCAATTCTTGGAAAATGTCGGGGATGGATGGTTCCGCCCCGCAGATTGATATGACTCTACAAGAAACATCATCGACAGCTTATCAATGGTCAATAACTGCAGATGAATATAGAGCTATTACGTCCAATAATACAACGCTTGGGGATACCACGGCGGGCCTTGCTATAACGGGGTTAACGACAACACTATCGTCACCACTTCAGACAGATGGAACGGTAGTGTCGCGGGTTATTCTTTCGTGGAACGCAGTTTCAAGTGCGCAGTTAAGGCACTACGAGGTTCAATGGAAGCCGAGCAGTCTTTCAAATTATGCGTCAACGATTGCGCCAAACAACGCTATAGAGATCGAACCGTTAACGGCGGGTACAGCCTACAATTTCCGCGTTAGAGCTATCACGGTCAACGAGAACGCGGGAGCATACGCAACAATCAATGCTACAGCAAAAAATGATACAACCGCTCCCCCTCAACCCCAAGCCCCAACAGTTACGGCGGGTGTAAAGCAGTTAGAGATTTCATGGGCTAATTATTTTGATCCATTAAATCCAACAGATCCAGAACGGCCCGCCGATTTTGCCTTCATGGAAGTTTTTGAGGTAGTTAGTGGAACTACCTATCAACGAGGGACATCAGCGGGTACAAGCTTTGTGCATGGGGGATTAACTCAAAACACAACTCATACCTATAAGATAAGGGCAGTTGATTATTCTGGAAACGCAAGTGCCGTAAGCCTAACCGCAAACGGAACCGTTGCGGCTGATGTGCAGGGGCCAACGGGGCCAACGGGTCAAAGTGGTCTTGTGGTTTCCTTGAACGGCGCTGAAATACCAATGAACAACGAGGTTGGAGGCAGTGAGGCGGGGGTCGATCCAAGGCCAAACAATTCAACCACTCAGGCAAAGCTTGATGAGGCGTTCTTAGAAATTAATCCATTGCTTGCCCAAATGTCGGATCTTCCTCAAGATGCAGTTGTTTGGGGGAGATTTGTTTTTGCAAAATCTCAAACATTTACAACAACGGCGGGGCAAACAACTTTTACTATTACGGGCGGTCATACGCCAGACCAGTCAACAACAGTTATTTTTGACGGGGAACCTTTAAGAAGGGGAGACTTTAAGTCTACAACTCCCGCCTCTGGTAGTTTAAACAATAGCGTTTCAGTAGAATTACTGCCTCAATTTCTTGATAGGAAAAATCTTGCATCTATTCCCGCGAGCAAAACGGTTGAAGTCAGATTTATTCAAGCTTCTTCAAGAAAATGGGATTATGCGTCACAAGATTGGACGGATAATGCGGCTGAATTTGATAGCCCTGTTTTCTTCTCACCTACTGTTCTTTCTCAAGAAGTTTTGGCGCAATCGCTTCAAGCCCAAGAGGTTACGGCGGGGCAGCTTATTGTAAATGAAGATGTAGACCTTTTGGATGGTGCGGCTTGGCGCATAGGAAAAGAGGTATATTCAGATGAGAAAAACGGCATTTTCTTTGGAAACCCTGCGGGGTCTGGAGCTTCAAACTTTGATTTTGCATTTACGGCGTTAAGCAACTCTGGCTTATCAACTGAACACGGCATTGAATTTACCCCATTACTTACAAAGCTTATTCAGCCTACGATTACAAAGCAAGCCAGCGGCACGGTCGCAATCTCCGATATTACAGCTACGACTAGCAGTGTAACTACCATAAAGCATGTGACGGGCAACCCATCTACGGAAGTTCGCCCAAATGCTATCCAAGTAACCTTGAACGGTATTGGCGGCGGTGGCGGCGGCGAGGGCGCTGAAAGTCAAAATGGAACGCGCGCACAATCGGGGGCTGATACCACTTATCGCCTGACGATTGTTGGCGGGGCAAATGCTACAAATAGCCCTTATGACTTTACTGCATTAGGGGGCGCGGCGGCGGTAGGTCGAGGCGCGGCGAAAACAGACGGTGACGCGGGCCAAGCAAGCTCAAGAGCATCAGGCGGCGGCGGTGGGGGAGCTTTTTCAACAGGTGGATCTGGTTCGCTTGGATCGGGCGGCGGTGGCGGTGGTGGTCGTGACTATAACTGGAATACAAGTTCCAAGCATGGGGGTGCGGGCGGCGGCGCGGCTCAAACCATTAACAACACTTTTGACATTAGCGATGCGACAGAAGTTACTTTAAGCCAGATCGTAGTGGGTGCGGGTGGCGCGGGTGGCGATAGCTCAAGGGGCCACGGCGGATCTGGTGGTAATGGGGTTATCTTTGGAACAATCCAAACAAGCGGTCTTGATCCCGTTGTTCTGCAAACTCAAACAGATTATGATAATTCATTTACCTTAGATAGCGGGAACATAAACGGGTCATTTAACCACCCGTCTGGATTTCAAGTGAGGTTTGGAAGCTTTCTGAGTAATATTGACGGAAACCAAACGGTCACTTTCCCGACAGCATTTAGCAATGGTGGAGTTGCGGGATGTGTCGGCGCGGAAGGTCTTGTCGAGGGCGTTTCTAGAACCAACTTTATATTTGATAGAAATGACGGCTACGGCGGTAGCTTTAATATGTTTTACATTATGATTGGTTACTAACTGCCTGATTGATGCAAATCGCAAACTATGATACGTTCCCAGTATCGCCAAAAAGGAGACTTATGATATGGCTACTTTAAACAACAGGGTCTTTGATAATGGCCTGACGACTTTAGACACGGAAGCAAATAAAGTTCTTGTTACCTCACAAGAAGCATCGACTTACGCAGAAGCAAATTCCACTTATGCTTTAGGAAATTCAACTTCCCTTTCAATCGGCGCACCAGCGGATAGAAGCGGCGGCGGGCGCAAGGTTGCGGTAGCGTCCATTACAGATGGCTCAGTAACCGCGACAGGCACGGCAACGCATTATGCGCTTGTAGACACTAACAATAGTCGTTTGCTTGCTACGGGCGCTCTCACGGCTTCTCAGGCGGTAACTTCTGGCAACACATTTACCCTTGCGACTTTTGACATAGGTATCCCAGACCCTGCATAAGTAATTTCAATTAGGGGGCTGCTATGGCTTTAGTATTTGCGGATCGCGTCAAGGAAACCACAACCACAACCAGCACAAGTGATTATGCGCTTGCGGGTGCGGTCAATGGTTTTCAAACCTTTGCGGC